AAGTAAAAGATATATACTGGGATCAAAATGATGTAAATGAATTTGGTTATTTTCCAGAAAAAAATAAAGATGTATCAGATCAAACAGATAAATTAGTAAGAGGTATAGGGGATAACAATATATCAAAACAAACTAAAGATTTAGTACCAGAAAAAGCAGAACTTGGACCTCTATCTGCAGTAGAAAAACAAACAGCATTAGCACTTAAGGGTGACAAACCAGATTTTTATTCAAGGGCTGTTGAAGCTATTGAAAATGCTAAACAAGATAAATCTACTAAAGGTAAGTGGAAAAGTATTGTACAGAGTAACTCTACTAAAGAAGAAATAAAGTACTTAGGCTTAGACAAATACTTGCAAGGTAATGAATCTATAACTAAACAAGAGTTGTTAGATTTTGTAGATCAAAAAAATATTGCAGATAAATTAAATGTAATTGAAGTACCTTTGGCAGATCAGCTTGATTTTTCACAGTATTCTATTGGTGGTGCAGGTGGTAAGAGGGCTGGTGCTAGTGAAAGTACTAGAGAAGTATTAGGTGCAGGTAATGCTGAACTTCCTACAATGAAAGGGTATAAATCTACTGTAGAGCAATATGTTTTTCAAGTAGGTGGAGTAGATATAGGTATGGCTGATACAGCACACTTTCCTGAAAAATATGCAAAGGATACTATAGCACATGCTAGAGCACAAACAGGATACTTTAATGCAGATGCTGTAGAAAAAAAATTAGATTTAAAAGAAGCTGATGGAGAAAAATTAACTAACAATGATAAAGTTTTAAAAAATGCATCTAGACAATTAGAAGATACTTTTATTATAGACGAAATACAATCTGATATGATACAAGATAGGCAAAAAAAAGGAACTAAAGAAGATTTTGTTATAATAAAAGGCAAAGATATAACACCAGAATTTATAAAAAAAAATTATCCTAATTATAATATTAAAAATGAACCCTTAGATATACTAGTAGGTAAATCTTTAGATGAACTTAAAGAAAGGAATATTCAAAATAATTATAATGTTTTATATTCTGTAGATAGCACTACAGGTGTATCAGCACCAGAAGTTAGATTACAAGATAGCCGTTATTATGTTTTTGATAAGGGTAAATTAGTTTCTAAACTATCTTTTGATTTACAAAGCAGTGCACAGAAAGTGGTAGAAGATGAGGGACTAAACCCACTACCTATAACTGAATCTAAAAAGTATGTAGAGCTAGTATTAAATGCTATGATAAAAAAAGCAGTAGAAAAAAATTTAGATAGTATTGGTATAACTAATGGTCAGATACAATATGATAGATATACAGGTCAGCCTATTGAAGATAAAGAAGGATTAAAAAAATTTTATGATGAGATTGTATATAAACAATTAGAAAAAGTTGCTGATAAATACAACGTAAAATTAGAAACTGTTAAGTTACCTGGTAAAGGGGAGATAAAAGAATTTGATGATATAGGTTTAAATGAACCTACAGAATCAGGAGACGGTGCAGCAATAACTCGTAGAGCATCTAGAGCAATAAGAAATGGATTTGTTTTACGTAAAATTTCTGGTAATTTATTAGCTAGTACATTGGATGATTTAATTCAAGGTAGATTTGAAGATCCTGAAAGAGCTAATAATCCTGGTGCAGTGTTACCAAATTATACAAGTATACTTACTGATACTGGTGTAGCATCTGGAGATATGGTATTAGAAAATTTAATTGAGGATAGTGCAGATACAGATGGTGATAAAAATTATTATATATGGGTAGCACCTAATACTCCAATAGATACTGCAATACAAGAAGGCACAGATCGGTATTCATCTTTGTCTGGTATATGGGATATTGCAGATATAAATTTGCAAATGCCTATTTCACCAGCTATACAAACTGAAGGTGCAGATTTTGTACAAACTATTAGAGAAAATGAAGGAAGAGATCTTACAGATTATTTTGATGAGTACGAACACTCAGTTAATAATTCAGTAGATGTAAATAACTATAATAATTATATAAATAATTTTTATAATAAAGAAAATGTTAATATTGGATATAGTCATGAGATTATAAAAATGCCTTTACCTAAGAAACTCCAAAAGGATATACTAAGCAAGCCTATTAAACTTAGTAAACTTAAAACACAAACAAACAAAATGTTAACATAATATTATGAGAGATACAAAACTTATAGACGCATACATAGCAAAAGAAAATAAAGACAAGAGAGAAAAAGAATTGTTTAAAGTTTTAAAAAAAGAAGTAGAGACAGGTGCTAATGGCACACAGAATTATATAATAAAAAAAGGTATTAATAAAAATACAATAGCTAAGAAATAAAAAAGGGGAAGCGTGAACTTCCCCCATATAGGCAACAACAGGGCTCCTTTAAGGGAGCCTTTTTTTTTGGCGACACTTATACCAAAACTCTAAATCTTCTGTATCATCTGCTTAATGTCATCCTCTAGTTTTTTACCTGCAGAGTTAGCATGATTAATAATTGCAGCACATAGATTAGCTTGATACTTATAATCTTTAAGTGCTTCTCTTATTTTACCTACAGGTTTTCCACCGTAGTCAATCACTATTGCATTATCTTTATTAAGACCAATTTTTAACTCGAACAATAGACCTGTGTGTTTGTGTAGATTATTTTTTTCCATTGGCTTCCTCTGCTTGTTTCTTAACAAAGTCTGCACCAATGCTAGGATCTAATTGATTTAATCTACCTAACATACTCATAAGTTGTACAACTTCTGCATAAGGTCTAGTCATTAAGTATCTCATTATATCCTGTAATTGTATTGAATCTATAAGATATGTTCTAGATCCTGTGCTTTCTTTTCCTTTCTCTTTAGTCATTATGCTCTCCAAATTGTTTATGTATTGTTTTTATATTCTCTTCTGCAGTAGATATTACATTTATAAGTTTATCTAATTCTTCTATAAACTGTGGGTGCTCACCAATTGCAACAGGGTTATCTAAGTACACAGTAGCTTTAGCTTTAGCATCAGATATCTGTGCTGTATATTTATCATGTAACGCATCTAAAAACATCTCTCTCATAGTTGCCCCCTAAATTGATAATACTTGTCTTCAATAAAATCTGCATCAAGTAAATAAGTATTGTTCATTTTTTTAAATGCCTCCTTAGCATCTCGTATTGTTTGGTTTAAAGTTCTACCTTCTCCTAAAGACTCTGATACAAAGTCTTCTACTTCTTGTAACGCATGTTTAACTGCCCCCATCTTTGACCTCCTTTACTAGTCTATTTAAATACCACTGTGCTTTTTCTAAATCTTGCAATGGCTCTCCCTTGAACTTATAACGAGAAACATATTTTAAAACGTTTCCTTTTAAGTACCCATGATACTCATCACTCTCCATACAATCACGTATAACATCTATAGTTTCTTTCTTACCATGCTTGTAGTGTGATGGTGAATTTACATTATCAAATGTAACTTCATTTTCATAGGATATATCATGACTATGATCTATTTTTTTTTCATACACTCTTTTACTTTTTACCATACTTTCTCCTAACTGTATTGTACTCTACCATCTCAAGATCATACTCACCCTTATCTACATTACGTTTAACTACAAGTCCACTCCACCACATTTGCTGTGTGTTCTTAGCATAGTTTTCTTTGTGATGCAAGTAACATCCTGCAGATAATCCCATAAGTTTTTTACCAGAAGGTAATGCACACATGGCATAGTCAAATGTATGTATGTGACCTACAGTAGAGGATACTTTATTTTTTATAAGTAAGGCACGCCCAATATTGTCACCACTAATAGGCTTACCCATAACACCAGTAGGAAAATTATGACAGTAGTATACACCATCGACCACAACTGGAATTTGATACTCATGTACTTCCCAACCATACTTTTTAAATTTAAAGTCATCTGTACTAATTGTTCCTTCAAGTTCTGGTATTTCATCTACTGTTCTATTTATCCTATCTTCGTGATTACCAAGTAACATGATTTTTCTTGGTCGTCTTCCATTAAGACCTTTGTTAAATTGTTCTAGTGCATCATGAACATGTTCTACATCTTTCTTATATCTTCTACCTTCAAAAGATTTCTTACCTTTATCGTAGCTTGATAGTGAATCCATACTAGCAAAGTCTCCCATGCATACTATGGTATCTGGTTTCAGATCATGTGCAAATTTACCTGCCCATAAAAATCTGTCATTGCTTGCCTTTGGAGTGCAGTGAGGGTCTCCTATTACTAAGTGTGTTGCCATATTAGTTTAACTCCTTATCTCGTTTATGTTTTAAGTATTCAATAAAATCAATAACATTATCTTCACTGTCAAATTCTGCAACAGAGTTGATTGCTAGACTTTTTTTACTACTCTTTTTGTCGTCAGCAAAACCACGAAGCCCATACATAAATGTAGTTTGGGGATCTGCAGTTGCCATCTTAATCATACCTCTTGCAATAGTAGAACATACTTCATATTCTTCTGTTGACATTTCAGCTTTACTATCCATTACGATACCACAAGTAAAACCTTTTTCCCAAGGTGTGACTAAAACTTTTATTGAATTTGCTACATCAATCTTTTTTTTCTTTGTCATTATTTATACCAATACCTTTCAAAGTTTTCTTTATTATATTCTACTACTTTAAATTCAAATCCTCTTTTCATACTTTTTTTTGCAAATTCTTCTGCGTCACTCTCTTTACTAAATATAAGATTTGTAAACATTCTAAATTCCTCGTCTTTCTTATTTTTAAATAGCACAAAATATAATGTCATGCGTAACAAGGGTGGAAAATAGACCCCTCAATACTATCCCCCACCCAATTGAAATAACAATTCCTATTCAAAAGTTTCCTCTTTCTTAGGATTAGTTACCTCAGTATACCAAACCCACTTAGGGTTCTTTCCTTGCGACTGTTGCTGTGGTAACAGTTGCAATTTACTTCCCCAACAAGGAAGTTTGTATGAGCAAAATGTACAAGCCATGCCCAAAATTTTATTACCTGTCTTCTTAGTTCTAAATGTTT